GTTAAAGCTTCAGTGAGTATTACCGCTAATAAGAACTTGATGAGTAGAAACATATTTATGCTTTCACCCTTTAAAAGGTTAGTTAAAACTTATAAAGTAATACCAATTTTTAAAAAATGGGAGAGTTTTACCTCTCCCATTTTCAAATACATATTATAAACTTCTATCGATAATACCCATTCCGAGCATACGACTGTCTAAACAAGCGAAGCCAAGCTCTGCCCAACCAAAGAAACCTTGTTTCTGAACGCGAAGAAGTGTAGGATCATCGTGAGCCTCAAACTCCTTACGAATAGGCATTACTAAAGAATCATTGTTACTAAGGTCAAAACCAAGAACTTGGGTCTCACCTAAAGTATTAATAGTTCCGTCAGCATTGGTAATATTAGGATTCTCAATGGTGTAAGCATTGTATTCACCGGAGCCATCAGCAGTAAATTTGCCGTAAGCAGCAGCATTACCGTTAATGTTATAAAGACCGGTAGCTCCTAAATGTTGAATTTCATGTAGACGAACATTCCAAATAGCTCCCATACCTGCTGCTTGAAAAATCTCACGGCGGGTAACAGGATCAATATCTGTGTCAGTCCACTCTCTAATATCGGCGGCATCTTCAGGAGATACATAGAGATCTGTAAGTGTCTTGCCAATTCTTTTAAAACCAACGATCATTTTATTGATAAGCTCTTTAGAAAGATAACCAGCACCAGTAGATGCAGGATTAATTTCATAAATAGGAGCTGGACGAGAGCCTAAAAGACCCTTACCAGAGAAAGAAGATGTAGCTGCTGGCATAATAACTCTCCAACCACACTCTTCCTCATAATTAGCAAGGTCTTTGGCTGCACGAGCGGCAGCTCTTTGAGCGATATCTATACGTGAGTCACGTGCATAGGTAATCTTCCAATCCGCAGAAGCGTCTATGGTAAAAGTAGGCACATATACCTCTTCACCAATACCTTCGATGAAGTTCTGGGCCACATAACCAAGTCCTGGTAATACCCAAACTGGAATTTCAAAATCTTCTGCCACAGGGTAAACAGCTTGGGCTCCAGGAGCCAATCTCTCTACCGCAAACAGTTGACGCATAATAGATTCCAGTTCTATTTTCTGCAAAATTGGAGTTGTAATGGCTGCAGCAAATGCTCTATAAGCAGCCATGCCTTCGGGCGTATGAATGTTAGCTGTTTCACGAAACAACTCTTGCATTTCTTTTAGATCCATAATAAACAACTCCTCCTATCTTGTTAGTATTGGATGTACTAGTTTAAGTACTTTAATCCAAATATTTAATTAAATCAGAAGTTTAATTCTGATTGGATACAACGTAGTATTAGCTATATTAGCAGTAGCTTTAGCTGCAGAAGCTCCTTTAACAACGCGAGCAACAACAACCTGAGATGTAGCTTGGTTAATACGAGCACCAGTAGCAGCATCCGTAGAACCATTGGAGCTTACGGTACTAGCAGTAACTTTACTTTCATCAGCTGCAACGTAAAGTGACTCACCAGGAGTTACTTTAGTAGTTGCATTAACAGATGTGTAATGTACAGTGTCCCAAATACCAAGATGAGCAACGCCTACTGGAACAGCTTTAGTACCAGTAATGGTACCAGACGCATTATAAAGTGGCTGGGCTATAACATCACTAGAACCTAAATCTCCAGGCATTACGAATCCAGCTGGATGAACTTGGTGGTAACCTGTTTTAACTTTCTGCATAGAAAAACCAAATGGCACAAAAGCATCATCGTGTACGAATTTTTTTACAATTGGCTCTTCATTTGCTGCTGTGGGATCTAAATAAACAACGGAACCTGCGTAGGCTATGACACCTCCGATCCCTGCTGCTGCTGTAGCTGTCTGTGAAGCATAGCTGCAGAATTGGTTTTCCACAACGGGATGTCTTGGAATAAACATATCCTTTTTCCTCCTATAAATCTATTATTAGTATTAAGATTTTTGAAATTTCTTAGCCATAGCTTGACCAAGTTTAGCATATTTGGCCATAATGTCTTCACTAGGAATAAATTCCATATTTAAAGATGCCATAGCGGCCTGTCCAGGAGTAATCTGAGCAGGTGTTGTTGTTTCTTTTTCTTCAGAAGCTTTTTCTTCATCAGCTACCTCAGACTCTTCAGAAGATTCAGAGCATTTCTCTTTTGTTTTACCTTTACCTTTTTTGCCCTTCATATCATCTTCTTCGTCTTCCATAACTTCTTCGTCTTTTTTCATTTTTTTAGCTTCTTCGGCCTCTGCCTTTGCGTCTGCTTCGGCTTTCTCATCAGCCTGAGTTTTCTTTAACTCAGTAAGAACAGCCTCTCTGATAGAAACCAGTTCGTCCTTGTAAGATGCAAAATCTTCATTAGACATTTCCCTAATTTTTGCCATCTGGTTTTCTTTTTCAGAACGAGCAACGCCAGCATCTTCTAACTCTGTCATTCTAATTTCTGCTGCCCTGTCCTTTTTCATATCCTCAAATTCTTTTGTAACATCGGCAAGTTTTGTATTCGCTTCTTCTAACTTAGTCTGTGCCGCCTCAAGCTCAGATTCAAGTTCTTTATTGCGAGCATCACTTGCAGTAACCTTCTCTTCCATCTCTGCAAATTCAGTGTTCTTTTCTTCTAAAGCAGAAGTAAGATCAGAGATGGTTGAAGCAGCTTTCTCAAGCTCAGCTTGAGTTTGTTTACGGATCTCTGCTTCCTCTTTTTCATTAAACAGATCATCGACTAAAGCGGCAACCTGAGTCTTTAGTTCATTTTTATCCATATGTTAAGTTTCCTCCTTGCAATATTCAATGTTTACAAGTAACATTGGCAACTTAACCGACCTGAAATTAAAAATTTTAAATCGATTATCACCTTTTCCTAAAACAACTTTAAAACTTTAGATATTATGGAAGGCTTTGGGCCGCCCCATCATTGCCCCTGCAATATAAACCTTCTACTGAAATCTCATTGCCAAGCATGAAAATCATGCTGACATTTTGAACTCCAGATACAGTAGGTGCAGCACTACAATTTAATGTAATAGTGTTAGCAGCAGTGTCTCTTGTTACGTAACAATACGCAGCAAAATCTGGAGTAGCTGTGACACTAGCATAAGTAGCTAAGTCATAGCCATGCCATTTAATACCAGAAGCTACAACAACTTCTGTTGCACCAACCGGAACAACGGCTGTACTTGCCCAAAC